CTTTGACATCAAGTCTGTGAACTTTCCTGCCGGCGCGGCATGTGAGATCTCTCAGGCTGGTAACTTCATGTGGTTGTATGCCGTGGCTCCAATCGCTCGTGGCGCTCAAGTACAAGCAGACGTCTCGACGCCGGGCCAAGGCTTGGTTAAAACAATCACCGGTTCAAGTGGTGCTGACATCGTGGGTTATGCCTTCGATAAGGCAGTATCCGCAGGTCAATTGATCCGCGTTCGCTTGACCGTTCCAAGTTTCGCCAAGGCATAACAATCAATTAATTGAAGACTAAGGGGATTATTATATGGGTCTGAAGAAACTACGCCAACCAGTGATCTTGAACTCTCGCGGCGAACCAATCATCTTGAACGAAGCTGAACGCTATCACGCGGAATACTCGCAACGTATTCTCAACGAACGTCATATGAATGCCTTGGGTTATGAAGTCAACATCACAACGTTGACGACGATCGTAAAGAAGATTTCGGAACAAAAGTTCTTTGAAATCGCACCAGCTGACTTCATCCCCGTAAAAGTGGGCGAAGCAGCATGGTCTTCTAACATCACCACGTATCGTTCTTTCGATGCGGCTGGCTCCTTCGAAGACGGTATCATCAACACTGGTGGTCAAGACGACCGCCTGGCATCGGCTGACGCGGCTGTTGACGCACTCAACATCAAAGTATCCAACTGGGCCAAAACGGTCGGTTGGTCGATCTTTGATCTTGAACTTGCGGCAAAGTCTGGTAACTGGGATTTGGTTTCGGCCAAAGAAAAGTCCCGCAAGAAGAACTGGGACCTTGGTATCCAACGCATCGCGTTCCTTGGTGCTAACGGTCTGAACGGCGCTGGCGGCTCTTGCTTGGGTCTTCTGAACCAAGCTGGTATCACCACCAACACGTCTGTGATCACCAAGCCAATCAGCACGATGACCACCACCGAGTTGAAAGCCTTCACAGCGGCCCTGATCGAAACGTATCGGAGCAACTGCCAACGCACGGCTTGGCCCGATGTGTTTGCAATCCCAGAATCCGATTACAACGGATTGGCAAGCCAGGCTTCTCCTGACTTCCCGATCAAGTCCACGTTGCAACTTTTGGAAGAAGCCTTCCAATTAATCACCCGCAACAAGTCGTTCAAGATCTTGCCGCTGGCTTACGCCGACGCGCAATATCACACGACTGTTACAGCGATCGCTGGAAAACAAGTTTACACGTTGCTTCGCTACGACGAAGAATCGATCCGCATGGACATTCCTGTTGACTACACGAACACCATGCAGAACACGATCAACGGCTTCAGCTTCCAGAACGCGGCCTATGGCCAGTTCACTGGTGTGCTTGCCTATCGTCCACTCGAAATGATGTACTTCACGTTCTAACACTTCGGTGTCAGCGGTGAAGTGATAAGTTAACGAGGTAGCGCCTCGGGAGAGATTTAGACTCTCTCGGGGCGTCGCCACAAAAAGGGCTGTTCATGGGAAGCTTCATATATCCAAGCATCGCTGATTTCAAAGCATACTTCTTTAGGGATTTTCCTTACGGAGATGACATTGAAACGAACGTGACCGATCAGGATATTGCGAAGGCGATGGGCCAGGCCAATGTTAACTTCAACCCAGCCTTGTTTGGTGATCAGAACTCTTTTTCTATCGCCTATGATCTGCTCTCAGCTCATTACTTGGTGGTAGATCTTCGTATGAGCTCTCAAGGAATAAACGGCCAGTATTCGTTCTTAGAACAGAGTAAATCGGTCGGTTCTGTGAGTCAGTCGTTTGCGATACCGCAACGCATCCTAGACGATCCATATTTCTCCATGCTGTCCAAGACAAACTATGGTGCTAAATATCTGGAACTGATCATTCCGCAACTCGCGGGACAGATGTTCCTTGTCCATGGGAGCACGCGCCCTTGAGCGATGATAAGGCATACGTTATCAACACAAAGGGACTCGATAAGCTTGTGAAAGCTTTGAAGACGAAACCCCCGGTTGCGCGTGTGGGAATATTATCCAAGAACGCGAGAAACACTCAAGGACCTGGCAACGCCACCATCGGTGCTATGCATGAATTTGGCACCACGAAAACACCTGTGCGCTCGTTTCTTCGAGTTCCCATCTCGGAGCATCTTGAGAAAGAGATGGAGTCATCTGGTGCTCTCGATAAGAAGGTGCTTGCAGACGTTGTTTCCCAGGGCACCATCTTGCCATGGCTTCAGAAGATTGCGATCCTAGCAGAGGGGATCGTAGCGCAAGCATTTGATACCGGCGGCTTCGGCAAGTGGCCGCTCTCGAACTACAGTCACAAGAAGAATCATCAAACACTCGTCGAGACAAATCAGCTCCGTGAGAGCATCACGAGTGAGGTCAAATAATGGGAACCATCGCCAACGGAAAGAATACGCCGATCAACGTGGGGACTGGAACGATCCCAAACGTAAATGCGGCCATGACAAATTGGTTTCAGCCGATGGTATTCATGCGAGTTGTAAAGACCACCGAAGCATTCCAGGCTGTGGAAACCGGTGAGACTATAAACTTCCAGGGTGTGATCCAACCACTTGACGGCAGAAGATTAGCCTTAAAGCCCGAAGGGCAACGCGCTTGGACGTGGCTTTGGCTTCATGCTGATCCATCACTCAAACTCGATGTGGATGAAGTGGTGATCTATCTCGGCGTTCAGACGCGTATCATGGCACTGAAAGATTATAGCATTTATGGATATGTGAGTTATGAACTCGTTCAAGACTGGACGGGCGCGGGACCTGAGGTGGCAATGCCATGACCCTATCCGTAATTCAGACCATCAAAGCAGTCCTTCCAGGAGCGCCGGCAGCGTTTCAGGGAGTGGGCGGCGTTGAGCCTTACGTCTATGCTGTCACTCCCGGTGGTGCCGGTGGGACGATTGATGCGGCAACGGGTGTCTATAAAACACCACTGGTTGCGAGCTCCAATCCAAAACAACAATTCGACGTGATCACAGTCACAGACGACACGGCTGCCACGGCATCAGCTCGCATCTTAGTCGGAACGCCTCTTCTTTTGATGTGTGACGTGATTCAGACCGAGATGGAACTGGCAGACGGCCGCGTCTATATTTGGGATCAGAAACTAAACCAGCCAACCGATAATGACCTCTATATTGCGGTGTCACTTATGCAGTGCCGTCCCTATGGAAACGTCAACACACCGGTAGTGAATGGTGATGATCTAAATGCCTCTCAGTCAGTTCAGATGTTGGCGCGTGTGGATATTGATATCATCTCAAGAGGACCCGCTGCGAGAGATCGAAAAGAAGAGGTTCTCCTTGCGTTGAACAGCATTTATGCTCAACAGCAACAAGCTGCCAACAGTCTCTTCTTTGCCAGACTTCCAGCGATCGGAACGGGCTTTATAAACCTCTCTGAAGTGGATGGTGCCGCGATACCGTATCGATATCGCATCACCGTGAACATGCAATATACATTCACTAAGGTGAAAGCCGCTCCGTTCTATAGTCAGTTTGATCCGGTAGAAGTAGCCGCCGACAATTAAATTATCCTTTAAGGAGGTTCTCAGTGACTAACCAATTAGAGTTGAGCAACGTAATCAATATCTCGATCTCGCAAGCGCAAGCCGGCGTGAACGCTTACAACACCAGTAACCTTGCTCTCTTCACAGATGAGACGCCGGCAGACAGTTTTGGAGATGATGGCTACAAGATCTATTTGGAGCCAACGGAAGTTGGTGTTGATTTCGGTACCGATAGCACGACATTTGCCATGGCAAATGCTGTATTCTCGCAACAGCCTAACATCCTGAATGCCGACGGCGCGCTGATCATCATCCCATTTATTGTCAGCGAAACATTGGCTACGGCCATTACCAGAACTAAGGGACTTGTACAATATTTCGGTCTTATGTCCACCATCATCGAATCGCAAGTGGATATGCTGGCGGCTGCTGCTGTGGTTCAGCCACTCAACAAGATCGCCTTCTTCGTACAAAAAGCATCGACGGCTGTCGACACAGGCGGCGCGTTGGACCTTCTTCGCACGGGCGGATTTTATAAATCTCGCGGTCTCTTCTATGGGGACTCTGTCTCGAAGAACGCTCTGGTTATGCAAGCATCTTATGCTGGCCGTGCTCTGTCAGTTAATTTCTCAGGCTCTAACACCACTCTTACCATGCATCTTAAAGATCTTACCGGTGTTCAACCTGATCCGACCATGACTCAGACTCTTCTCAACAAGTGCACGGCTGCTGGTGCAGACGTCTATTGCAGTCTTCAAGGCGTGCCGAAAGTATTCACGTCTGGTGCCAACAAGTACTTCGATCAGGTTTATAACCTCCTCTGGTTTGTGGGTGAGCTACAAGTTGAAGGTTTCAACTTCCTTGCGCAAAGCGGAACTAAAATCCCGCAAACCGAAGGCGGTATGGACGGTCTTAAATCAGCCTATCGAAACGTGTGTGTGCAAGGTGTCACCAACCAATATATGGCACCAGGTAAGTGGACATCCCCCACGACATTCGGCAATCAAGAAGATCTCTATTCCAACATAGGTCAATACGGCTACTACATTTATTCGGTTCCCGTAGCGCAACAGCTTCCAGCTGATCGTGCCGCGCGCAAGGCTCCTTTGGTTCAGATCGCCGTGAAAGAAGCCGGCGCGATCCAAAGCTCTGACGTGATCGTAAATGTAAACGCGTAATTCAAAACGTTAACTCAAGGAGTCTTATAAATGACCACTGTAGCTATGACTGGTTCTGATACCGCAAGTCTCAACAACCGAGTCCTCACCGACTTCGCAGACGGCAACTGCATTGAGTTGACGTTTCCGAATGAAATCGCAAACGTGAAGACTGGCAAGAATGGGAACTCTCTTTACGGTTTGAATGAAAGTGGCAAACAGGCAGACCTTAAGATGCGAATCATTCGCGGTTCAAATGATGATAAGTTCTTAAATAACTTGCTTGTCCAACAACAAAACAACTTCGCCGGCACGATCCTTTTGATCGGAACTTTCATCAAGAAAGTGGGTGACGGGCAAGGCAATATCGCGTCCGATACCTATGTTCTTGGTGGTGGTGTCTTCGTGAAACAGGTAGAAGCTAAATCTAACGTAGAAGGCGAAACTGATCAGTCCATTTCGGAATACACGATGCGGTTCGCCAATGCACCAAGGGCAATTAGCTAATGCGTGAAATCACCATGCCAAGTGGTGCTATCCTTAAGGTAGCACCCGCTCCGTTCTCCGATTCTAAGGCGCTCTATCAGGCACTCCTTAAAGAACTGAAGGCCGTGTCGGTAACGTCGACCACTGAGATAGCTACGATTGTGAAGGATGCCATTTGTTTGGCCTATTCATCACCACAGATCGAAGCGATTCTTTGGAAGTGCATGGAACGCTGCACGTATGACACAGGCAAAGGTGCTCTGAAGATCGATCAGAACAGCTTTGAACCAGTCGAGTGCCGCGATGATTATCTGCTCGCGTGCGCGGAGGTCGTCAAAGAGAACGTCCTCCCTTTCGCGAAAAGCCTCTATGCCGCATACAAACAGGGTATGCAGATGCAAGAAAATATCCAGCTATAGAGGCGACCGATGATGACCTGCTAATCTTTTTTCGACTCTGTAAGGCTGGTTACGCGCGGTCGATTAAGGAAGCTTCCGAAATGACCGCAAGGGAAGTTCTGCAAGTTCTGGCCTATGAGAGGTTTTGCAGTGACTACGAACAAGCCTACTTGGAGTTGAACAAGTGAACATCGGCGAACTGTTTATTCAACTGGGAATCAAGGGCACTGACAAAACAGTCAGTGCCCTTGGTGATGTTGGTAAAGGCCTGAAGAATACGGCCTCTCTTTCTCTCGAAGCAAAAGCGGGTATCATCGGAGCGATGTATGCCCTGGAAAAACTCTTCTCGGCATCCGGTCAGAAGGGGACAGATCTCACAAACCTTAACACTCTGATCGGTGTCTCCACCAAAACCCTGCAACAGTATCAGTATGCCGCGCGCCAAGTGGGTGTCTCAAACCAAGAGGTTGATGGCACGTTCAAATCGCTCCAGTCCACCATGACAAAAACCCTCATGGGTGAGGGAGCTCCGAAGGGTCTAGCCCGCGTCTCACTTCTCACTGGTGGTATGGACGCAAATGACATCAAAGAATTTGCAGAGCATCCCGAGAAACTTCTTCAGAAGCTTCAGGAGTATGCCCAAAAGGAGACCAACGTTGGCCTACGCAATGAGACTCTCAAGTCTTTCGGCGTGAGTGACAACATGATCTCTGCTCTGGACAGAAACGCCTTCCGGCCAGAGGTCTTAAGCAAAGCACCAACCTATAGTGACAGTGAAATCGCAGCCCTAGACAAGGCCAACGTTGCGTGGAGTAATCTTGGTGCCAAAATCGAAATGGCTGTCGGTCATTTCAATGCCCTGCATGGTGGTCAGTTAGTCAAAGACATTTCGATGATCACCGACAAGGTCTTAGGTCTTGCAGAATCGTTCTTAAGGCTTGCCGACAAGTTGGATCTATTCAAACAGATCGGCAAAGTATTTGAAGGCTGGGGGATTATCTTCGACAAGA